TAAACAGCGAGTCTCTAATCTCATGTGTGTAGGTCTCGACCGGTGGGCAGTACCAACACCCAAAGTCAAAGTTGATCGCTCACAAGCTGAGAGCTTAGGCTTGACCGATGGTGATATTGACGCGATGGTCGAAGACGCTGAAGCACAAGCACAAGCCTTTATCAGCGCTGAACAAAGCTATCTTGTTGAGAATAGCGCGATTAGTTTTGACACTTATGCAAGTCAGCCTAATCTATACGCTCAAGGACCTCTAGAGATTATTACTAAGTGTGACTCTCAGATTTCAGCGGCCTTCTTGACTCAGTTTGCTGACCTCGGAAACACTGAGACTGGAGCGCGGTCAGTTGGTGAGATTCATCTCTCTGTCTTCAGAAGAGCGGCTATCAATCTATGTGATCTAGTAGCGAGCCAAGTGAGCGGAGTTGACAGGAGAGGAGGGGGAACTATCGGCCGGTTGATCCGTTGGAACTATGGCCTAGTTGATCCCTCTAAACTTCCTCGGCTTGTCCATACCGGACTAGATACTGATGATCTCGCAGAGAGCCTTGGTATGCTTCCCGGTCTTGTCCAAGCCGGCTTACTCACTCCGGATGATGAGCTTGAGCGAGCAATAAGAGAGAGACTTGGAGCCGGTGACCTTCCGGAAGACGCTCAACGCTCAGCGCTTGAGAGAACTTCATCTCTTAAAGGTGGAGCCGGTGTGGCAGCTTTAGCGGAGAACCTCATCAAGAGGAGAAGATCCAATGGCTAAGATCAAGCGCAAGGTCAACGCTTATGAGGTTCCTAAGAAGTACGCTCATATTGATTTCACTCCTCCCAAGGGAGCACAAGAAGCGGCAAAGCGAGCGCTTAAAGTTCGTGCTTCTATGTCTCCTTCTAAGCGTGGCATGACACCGGTAGGAATCGCTAGAGCGAGAGATCTATCCAATGGGAAGACGCTCTCTCCAGGTATCGTTAGGCGAATGCTCGCTTACTTCACTAGGCATGAATCAGATAAAGAAGGTTCCACGTGGAACACTCAAGGGAAAGGTTGGCAAGCGTGGCAAGGTTGGGGAGGTGATCCCGGTTATGCTTGGGCTAGAAAGGTCGTTAGTCAAATGAACTCAGCAGATGAGAAAGCGCAAGCGCTAAGAGCTTATGGTGAAGCGGTCATGTTGTCAGAGTCTTCACCAACTTATGACATTCCAGAGGGGCTGACCATTGGGAAACCGTTCAAGACTTTAGCTCTTGGTCAAGTCTCCTCTCGGATGAATGGAGAAGCGATTGGTCAATCTATTGATTATGCTCTACTTGAAGAGATGATCAGAGTTTATAAAAAGCGTAGATTCGCTGATCCTGTTATCATTGATTGGCAACACGCCACATCACCTTTCCAAGGCGGCCCACCGGCTCCTCCAGAGAGCGGTTCCGCGCTTGGGTTAATCGTAGATCTTGAGCTAAGAGAAGACGGACTCTATGCAACACCGGCTTATAATGAGCGCGGTCTTGATGTGGTCCGTTCGGCCGGAGGCGTTCTTTGGAGTTCTCCAGAGTTCCTTAACGGTGAAGTCTACTCAAGAGATGGAGGCTCCAAGATTGGAGATGCTCAACTTTTAGCAATCACCCTCACACCTCGGCCAGCACAATCTAATGACAAGATTGGCCGAGTCACCCTAAACGAAAGGCTTGCAGAGATGGATAACATCGAAGAGCTATCTGTTGAGGAGCTCCGTCAACTACTTGTCGCTAAAGACGAGATGGTTAAGGAGCTTGAGCAGAAGATTAAAGACATGATGGATGAATCAGAGAGCTCAATGCTTGAGATCGAAATCGAAGAAGAAGAGATGTCAGAGAATCCTGAAAAGGAAGAAATGGCAGAGGAGCCAAAGAAGGAAGATGACAAAGAGATGAAGCTCAGCGAGTCTCTTAATCAGTCAACTCTTCTCTCTGAGGTTCAAGCACTTCGTGAGAATAACGCTAAACTCTCTCAGCGTATCGAAGCAATTGAAGCCGAGAAACGCCAAGTTGAGAAGAGAGAAGCTGTCAACACTCTTCTAAATGAAGGCAAGATTCAGCCTTCAGAGGTTGAAGTAGCCGGCAAGGCTTGGGAGCTTAAAGAGCTTCAAGGCGAGTTCTGGCAAATGTTCAGCGAGCGTCCTTCCAATAGCGCTATCCCTCTTGTTGAAGTTGGACATGGCGCAAGTGGCCAAGAGATCAACAAGGCTACACTCGATCAAGAGGTCCGTAAACTTGCCGCTGAGAAGAGTGTATCTTACTCGGAGGCCCTTCACTTATTCCGCGAGTCTAACCGCGATTACTACAACTCTGTCTTTGGAGGCTAATCATGGCAACCACCGATAATATAATTACACTCGTTGCGGCTGAGGCTATCACCGAGTTCGCTCTTGTTTCTGTTGACGTAAACGGCAAAGCTACGATCACTGACGCGGCTACCGAAGACAACTGCATCGGTGTTGCACAGCGCGCTTGCAGTGCCGGCGATGTTGTTGAGGTTGCTGTTCTCGGCAAGACTCGCGCTATTGCTGGAGGCACCATCGCACCGGCTACCATGAATCTTCTCATGGCAACCACCGGTGGTAAGCTCATCGCTTTCGATGGTGCGGCTACTAAGTACGCTGTCGCTCGGATGCTTCCAAATGTTAATCAAGTTTCAGCAGTTGATGGCGATCAGATCTCAGTCATCTTCGTTGGACCTTCAAGCGTAACCTCACTTTAATAAGGAGTGAATCATGGCTAGTTCATACAGTAATCTCCATCCAGTAGATCAGATCTTAACAAGCCTAGTCCAAGAGGCTGTTCCAAGTGATGATCAGCTTATCGCTGACAAGATCTTTGAGACCATCAAGGTTCCTGAGCGCTCAGGAACTCTTCTCCTTGAAGAGACTCGTAACTTTATGGGAGCCGGTGCCGGTCTCGACCTTGAGCGAGCTCCAGGTTCAAGTCGTGCTTCTATCGGTGGCTTCGACCGTAGCTCACAGACTTTCATGGCTAAGATCTATGGCGCTTCTGATTCAATCGCAATGGAGGATATTTTTGATTCTCAGTATCCCGGTTCAGAAGAAGAGCGTATCGCTAAGAAGGTAGCAAGAGTTATCAAGCTCGGCCGTGAGAAGAGAGCCGCTGATCTCCTCTTCGGTACTAGCAACTTCAACAATGCTAGTTCAACAGTTGAGTTCGGAGGCAAGTTCAACGCTTCAGGAGCTACTCCTCTAGAGTACCTTCATGAGCTTAAAGACACCGTCTTTGAAGCCGCTCATGGTATCAATCCCGACACTCTTGTTATGGGCCGTCAGCTCTTCCGTGAACTTGCTAGAAATCCTGAAGTTCGTGGAGTGATCAGTGTTGGTACTCCTGGTTTTGGTGTTGCAAGCGGTGACCGAGTTCTTAACGACGGAGTAGTTCTTGAGGTACTTCGTGACGTTCTCGGAATCCCTAATATCTTTGTGGGTCAAGCTCGCCAAGATACGGCGATTCCAGGAGCGGCTTCTTCAGAGTCTTACATTTGGACCGGTGACAGCCTCTTTATGGGTATCCTTAAGGGCAGTGACGCAATCGTTCAGAAGTCAGGCAACGTCAAGGGGATGCCCGTGGCAGCTCTTAACCTTAGCTATACTGATATGGTCGCTGGTCAATATGACTCACTAGATAAGACTCGCCGTTATGTCTACGCTGAAGAGGTTGGAGTATTCCATAAGGTTGACTCTACCCTTGGCCGCATCATCACTGACTGCCTATAATGACCTGTCAGTGTGGCGCGGTTCCTCACCTCCTCACGGAGAATGACGCAGATGAGGAAGCAATAGCAGACCTCACTCGACAGGCGAAAAGTCAGTCGGGACCGCTAGCCACATTGACAAGAGCAAGACGTGATCAACTCAAAGCTGAAGTATCAGCGGAGAGAGCTTTTGCCAAGGCATTGACCAAGGCGAGAGCACAACTATTAGAGACAGTAGGAGCGGCAGTTCAAGCGGCTAATCCTCTGACTCTTCTTAATCTTAATGATGAACAGCTTCTTGAGTTCATCCTCCAAGGGG